AAAGGCGAAAGGAGCTGCTTGTGGAAACTGTGGAGCGATTGAAGTCGTTTGTTCTACTACCTCGATATTTACCCTCCCAGCGTCAGAAGTATTACTAGCATTTGAGGCTGTATATAAAAAGAAATCCTCTCCGACGTAGTCTGTAGTCGGTGCATAAGTTACCGTCTTAGTAGATAGACTTGTTGTTCCATTTGATACGTCTGTAGATATAGCAAAAGTTAAGGCGTTTCCAGCTGGGTCATTTCCGATAAGAGTAAAATCATTACCAGTACTATTTTTTAGAACCGTAAAACTCAAATCCTCTACTACTGGAATACTACTAAATATTCTAGTGTCGATTAAATTTGAATTAGAAATTATATACCAGCGACCATTAGCTTGGAAAATTCTAGAATTAGTAATCTTTAATATTTTCTCTAAAAGCTCTTTGGCATTAAAATTTTTAAAATTATTTTTTCTTAGTCCAAACTCGTAGGCTTGTATATCGTGAAATAAAGTCTCATTAACTGCTCCAGTAGCCGCTCTAATATTGTTGGCTATATAAATATCAAAATCTAAACCAGTATTCTCTAATATTTTTCTTATGTAGTAAAATAAGCTGTCAAAATTACTTTGAGAGGCATTAATATCTGGCTGACCTCCAGAGAGGATTACATTAGAATTAGGTGCTTCATATCCATTAAGCGTACCTAGTCCGTCGGAAGCTATTAATCTTATTGGAAATGGCTTAGTTAAAACCGCCTCTCTATATCTGTCTACAACTAAATAACCCTCCCAATAAAACTCAAAACCTTGCCCAGTTCCATCGTCCCATTCAATACTAGCCTCTGCCCATCCGTCCTCTGTCGTATTCCAAACTGGAGAACCTGAAATATCTCCAGTAAGTATTCTTACTTTGTATTCTCTCTCGTCTGCATCGTACCAGTCGTCGTAATCGGTGTCGTCGGTTACAAATAAACTAATCTCACAAGTAGAGCCAATTATTGGTGAATAAATATCGTCGTTAGTGTCCCATTTAATTCTAACTGGGTCATCAGTTCCAACTAGAGACTTTACGCTACCAGTATAATCCTTTTTAAGAATTTCTATTTTTCTAGGATTAGAGCTAACGTCCGAAAAAACTAACTCAAACTTTTTACCGTAAGCCATTTATTTATAATCTAGTTCGGTTTCTCTCTGCTCTTTGAAGCGCCATAATTAAGTCTTGACCCTCTAAGCGGAATCCTCCAGTAACATTTACATTAGTATCTCTATTACCAATCATTCCCTTTAACTTATTTAGTGGAGCAATAACTTCTGGGTTACTTTTGACTCCGCTGTATTCTCCCATAAGTCCAAGAGTTGGCGCAGAAACAATACCTCCGTCTGCAAAAGCTGGAAAACCACCTAAAGCAGCAAAAGCTACTTTAAATCCCCCTTTCCCAAATACGCCAGGGAATAAAGTTGATATTATGGCTGCTGCTGCCGCAGCGGCTAATAATTTTACTACTAATTGTTTAACCTTTTGAGTAATAACGTCAAAAGCACTAGCACCGCTTAATATTGCTTGAAAAGAATCATTTAAAACGTCTCCAGTCATTAGTGCGAATTCTTGAGTCGCTTCCGAGGTTTGTTTTACAGTATGGGATATTTTTACAAAGGTCTCTTTTAGACCCTCTGCTGATTTTATAGCTCCGCTTGTAGTTAATGTATTAACGGACTTAGCTACCTCTCTAATTGGCACTGAGGCATCCCCAGAATTTGAAGTAAGTTTTTTTAATTCATGATTCAAATCTATAATTTGTCCAGTAGCGCTTTCCGTCGATATTTGACAAGTATCAGCAGCCTCAGCTAATACCTTGGTAGCCTTAGCGGCGCTAAGAGACTGAAGCGCCATAAATTTAGTTGGACTACCTCCAGATTTAACAATATTTACAAAGGTCTGGAATCTGCTAACTATTGGGTCTAATTGGTGTAATACCTCTAAAAGTGAAGCACTTAAAGCCACAGCAGCCGTTAAAATAGCTCCAAATGGGTTGGCTGCCGCAGCTACAGAAATTAATCTCAAACCAGCCGCAATAGATGGCAAAACAGAGCCTCCTAAAAAAAGTAAAGGAGGTATTGCTGCCGCTACCAATCCAAATACTACTACAAGTTGTTTAGTAGAATCTGAAAGACCCGAAAAAGCCTTTAACATACTATTGGCTTTTGTTACTATTTTGGTAAATGTAGGAAGTAATATATTTCCTAATTGAACTCCTATCTCTTTTAATCCCTCAGTAAACTTTCTAGTTTGATTAGCAGCTCCCTCTCCAGTTCTGGCAAAATCACCATGAGCGTTTGAAGTAGCATCCATAACAAACTGGTATCGTAAAAGTGTTTTCTCAGCTTGAGTAAAATCCTTGATATTTTTAGTTATACCTTGAGATAAAGCAAACTGTTTTAAGTTGGTCTCAGTCATTACTACGCCCAGTCTTTTCAAAGACTCAGTTTCGCCAGTAAATACTCCAGCCAAAGCAGTAGTAACTTCTTCTATGTTAATATTTTTGAATGAAGCTAAATCACCAGCTAAACCTACCATTGAAGTTGAAAGGTCTGCGGCTGTTTGTCTGTTCAAACCCATCGAGGTAGACATATCTCCAAACATAGCAGCCATATCTAAAGCAGTACCAGAGGCGATTCCGAAAGACTCTAAAGTAATCTTACTAAAATCTCTTACTTCTTTTGAAGTTTCTCCAAAAGCAACATCTACCTTGTTTAATGACTCTTCAAAGTCAGACGCTAATTTTATTGCAGCACCCCCAGCTATGGCTAAAGGAGCTGTTACTCTCAAAGATAGGTCTTTGCCTATTGACTTTAGTCTACCGCTGAATTTTTTTAATTTATTTTCGCTTTGGTCTATAGCATTTATTAGCTTGTTAGCCTGACCAGATATTATTACTTCTAAGATATTTGCCATAATGCAAATTTACTAAATATTAAACTTAGCGACTACTTTTTGGTTTTCTAGCTTTTTTAAGAAATCCTCTAACTGTTCTGGAGTAGATTTAGCTTCTGCCTTTCTTTTTCTCTCGTAGACGTCTTGCGGTAGAGGAAATAAATCTTGAGGTTTTTTTGTCTGGCTGACCTTATTGCAGTTTACATTATAAAGCAAAGTACTTAAATAACGAAAGCGCTCCCATTCCAAATTTTGGTTTATGGTATGCGCTTCTCCAAGTAATTGGTTTTCTTTCCAAGTATTAATCCAAAACTCATTAGGACTAATACCTACTTGACCGATATAATAATCAAGAATCGTTTCCCAAGTTAGAACTATTGGCTCTGAGTTTTTTTTTCTGGGTCAGGGTTTCTCTCTATTCCCATATTAAGGTCGTTACCTAAGATTCTAGATTCTGTCATAGCGGTTACTATTTTTTCTAGTTCCGAAGAATCTACGTCCTCTAACCAAGAACCTACCTTGTAAATGTTATAGTCGATTTCGTTACCCTCCTCTTGGTCATAAGCCAAAAGACCGCAGTAAATAATCGCTCTAATTGATGAAATAGAAACTCCGTTCTCGAATACTTCTCCTAGTCGGTCTAGGGATATATTCATCTCGTCCGTAAAGGCGCTCCAGAAATTCATTGAAAAATGCAAATCTCTTTTGCGCCCACCAATATTTAGGCTATAGTAGCCTCTCCTTTTGTTTGCCATAATGTATAAGACTAATCTTAGTTAGTAGACTGTGTAATAGTACCAGTAACAGTAATAGTACCAGAGTAAGTAGCAGCGCTTTCCATTTCAGCTGTCTGCTCTAATGAAGCTATAAAGCCCTCCCCAGTAAATACAGTATCTCCAGTAGTCGCAGTCCCAAAAGACCAGTCGATTTTATTACGACCAGTAATTAAAGAAGCGATTCCGTCAACGTTTCTAAGACTGTTACCAGCGTCGGTATAATCTATTAAACCGTCAAAAGAAATCTCTGCGCTACGAAGTCCAGATATTACCTCTTGAAAACCGCTAGAGTCTTTTGTAGTTGCCTCTGGTAAATCGTGAGTGATTGTCATTGAGCAGCTAGTAGAATGACCTAGAGCTTCTAGAGTACCTCCGTCTGCAATTAATTTTAATACTAAGTTAGTTCCGTTAAATACGCTTGAAGCCATTATTATTTATTTTTTACAAATATACAAACTTTAATTTTCTCATTATGCTATTGCTAAATAGATGTAATTGTTGCCTGATGCGTTTACATTATTATTATTGCCGTCAAATCTTAATCCACTTGAAGATAATTTAATATGACCACTATAATCTGCCTCCGCACCTGCATCATTTGCAAATAAAGCATATCCATTTGGTCTTATTGAATCTATCATAAGCCATCCTGTAGTAGCAGTTATGTTTTTAACAATTACAAATCTTGGAGTAAATCCAAAATCAACTATGTTATCTGTATTTAGTGTTTGACCACCACTATAACTCCCTATTTTTTGATAGCCTGTGACTGAGTGGAAACAGTATGTTATCCAAGTACCACCTGAAGAAGAAGAATTGCTTTTAATTGTAGTATCAGTACCCCAAGTACTTGATGAATCTACTTTTGCTTCAGTCGTGTTTAATCTTAATAAATCCCAACTTCCATCTATAACATTACTATAAGCAGACCATTGACTAGTCCCATTTCTTTTTTTATAAATAATTAATTGCGGTGTAGAATTTAATCCGTGACCAATTGTATCTGAAGAATTACTAGTAGCTGTCCAAGAACAAATACTAAACCCTGCTGCTTGATTAGCCTTTACGGTAGAAGTAATTGTCCCATCCGTGTTCTGTGCTGCCGCTCCAGTGCCTGCATTGAAACACCAAGCTACATAGTTGTCAGTGGTTGCATTGGTTTCTACTGAATTTCCAATTACAGTAAACCCATCAGAATCAAAAGAATCAACATTAAAAGATGTGTTAAAATCTTCAGCATTTGTAAGATTTGACCTTAAAACTCTATGAACTCCTCTTACAAAATCATACAAGGAATTATGCCTTGTGTTATTGCGACTTTTTATCCAAACCAAATCTGGCTGAAATCCTACCCCAGTAAGTGACTGACTACTACCATTACCAGTGTAAGTAATTGGTGCAAAGTTTTCACTTGGAGTTAAGCCAGTATCTTGAGGAATAAATATTCTTTTATTTAAACCCATACTAATCTAAATAAGGTAAGGTATAATCTGCTACTTCAGCCTTTGTGGTTTTGGAGTTGATTTCCCCCTCCTTAGTAGCGCACTCTGTTCTTAAATTGCCTCTTTCTGTAGCGATATCACTTGGCAAAGCAGTTCCTCCCTCTGCTTCACGAACTACATACCAGTCAGTTGTAGCTAGTTTAGAATTATAAATAGCTTTTAAATTAGCTATTTTAGACGATTTCATTTCGGCTAGAGTTTCGCTCCAAGTCTTATCACTAACTGGATAGGTGAATCTAGTATTATTCGCATCCCATTCTATAGCGCCTAACTCTTGAGTATTTGAATTGTAGCTAGGAGTATTTACATCGTAGAAACCATGACTTTCTAATTCTGAATCGCTCAGCAAATGAAAGTTGATAATATTGTTATACGTTTTTGGTACTTGGCTATAAACCTTTATATTTCCGTTATAATCTTTAGCTTTCATAAGTTTAAATTAGGGTGTGTCGTCTGAGGCTGTAGTTCCTATAGAATAATGAAAAACTGGAGTAGAAGCTGAGTCATCTAAGCAAACTACTTGCAAATGGTTAGTACTACTTCCATCGTAATCTACTCCGCCTACTTTATGAAATACTTCAGTCCCAGAAGCGGTAGAGTTTAATGTAATTGTTTGGCTACCAGTAAGCCCATAAATATCTACTACTTGGCAAACTTTATAATTGTCAAATTTCAATTCTATTGCACCAGTCAAAGAGTTAGAGAAATGGAAAGAGCTACCAGCTGACCAGTCAATAGTCACAGCACTACCTCCAGTGCCAGAGGTGTCTGTTTTGGTGACTTCGGCGGTATATCTGTCCTCTATTACGTCGTGCGTTACTTTAGTTAAAGCCATTTATTTATTTTTTACAAATTTACTAAATCTTTATATTAACTACTTCTACATTATTTGTACCAGTCGGAGGCGCTGTCGTAAAGGTAAGCGTAGTACCAGAGACAGAATAATTACTCTTAGATTGATATACCCCATCAATAAATACTTGTAAATGGTTTTCATTTGACGGCTCTGTAGTAACAGTAAATGCAGTCGTAGAATTATCTCCATTAAACGTATCAGTCTCACAGCCTTGACTTCCGCCCATAATATAATGGACTACTTCGATATTATTAGTCCCACTTGGAGGCGCTGTACTAAATGTAATTGTGACACCAGAAGTAGAATAATTAGTCTTTGACTGATAAACTCCGTCTATAAATATTTGAGTATTGTCCTCGTCTGCGATTGTATTAGATAAGTCAAAAGTAGTATCTGACCCATCTCCGCTGAAGTTTTCTGTATTAACAGTAAATCCTCCTCCAGAAGCGGTAGAAGCTACAGTAATATTATCTCCAGAGGGAGTAAGTGTTATGTTAGAACCAGCTACTAAAGTAACGTCGTCTGTAGAAGAATCGCTACCAGTTAATCTAATAATAGCATTATCTCCAGAATCTACAGCGGAAATCGTGTAACTGGTATTATTGTCAGTAGTAATATAGGTGCTTGAATCTACAGAACCGTCTGCCTTTAAAAACTGACTAGAAGTTCCTCCAGTCTTAACTATAGAAGCCGCCTCTACCGTTCCGTCAGCGGTTATATCTCCAGAAGTATTAACAGAGATATTTAAATCGTTACCATTACCGTCTGTAAGTTCTTTGTCTGTAGCGCCTACAGAGGTGTTATCGGTAGTCTTTATAAGACCGTCGTAGGTGTCTTTTATTTTTTTACCAGATAAGCTAGTTCCCATACTTATAATTTATACAAATTTACGAATTAAATTTCGTTCCAAATATCGTCAACGGAGTTCCAATTTCTATTTAGAGTTGAAAATACGTTTTCGCTCCAAAGATTATTAGAGGTATTCCATTT